GCTAAAGAGGTATTTAGTGATGTGGTTGATGGGATAATGAAAAATGTATCTGTGGGATACCAGATAGATGAAATGAAGCTTGAAAGTGAAAAGGATGGTGTGGAAACCTACCGAGTAACAAGATGGCAACCTTTTGAAATATCAATAGTTTCAATTCCAGCGGATAATACTGTTGGTGTAGGTCGTGGTTCTGATGACTTGAAAGAGTTAGAAGTAAAAATTTTAAATTCAAAAAAAAGTGAGGAAAAAACAATGCCTAAAGAACAAAAAGAAAATGTAGATGTAGCAACAGTTCAAGCTGAAGCTAGAGCTGCTGAAAGAACAAGAGTAAGAGAACTATCAGCGATTGGTAGTAAATTTAACCAAGATAGTTTAGCACAAAAAGCTATAGAAGATGGTACAAGTGTAGATAGTTTTAGAGCTATGGTGCTTGAAAAAATGGGTCAAGCAAAACCAGTAGATACTAAAGCTGCTGATATTGGTATGAGTGATAATGAGATAAAAGAATACTCATTTAGTAGAGCTTTAGAAGCTGCAATTACTGGTGATTGGTCAAAAGCCGGACTTGAAAGAGAAGCAAGTAACCAAGTAGCAAAAATGCTAGGGAAAGATAGTAGAGGTTTTTATGTACCACACCAAGTTTTACAAAGAGATTTAAACACTACAAGTGGTGCTTCAATTATTGATACTACTACTGGTGGTGCTAGTTTTATTGAAATTCTTAGAAACAAGCTTGTTATAGCAAAACTTGGTGGTCAAGTTTTAAGTGGTCTTAGTGGAAATGTAGCAATTCCAAAGCAGACTGGTTCAGCTACAGCTTACTGGATTGATGAGGGAGCAGCAACAACTGCAAGTGATTTAGCACTAGGGCTAATTGAACTTAAACCAAAAACTGTAAGTGCAAAAAGTGGATATACAAGACAAATGCTACTTCAAGGCAATCCTGATATAGAAAGATTGGTTATGAATGACTTAGCTACAAATATCGCTTTAGCTATTGATAAAGCTGCTATTAGTGGTACTGGTGCAAATGGTCAGCCGCTTGGTGTGTTAAATACTACTGGTATTGGTGCTGTAGATTGTTCAACAGATGCTGGTGGTCTTAATTGGGCTAATGTTGTTAAATTTGAAACTCTTACAGCTGAAAGTAATGCAGATGTATCAAATATGCACTATGTAGCTGGTGCTGGTGTAGCTGGTAAGTTAAAAACAACACAAAAAGAAAGTGGTACTGGTAGATATTTACTTGAAAACAATGAAGTAAATGGATATGGATTTGCAAGAACTAACCAAGTTGGTGCTAATACTATGTTGTTTGGTGATTTTAGCCAACTTATTACTGGTCTATGGGGTGGGCTTGATATTATGATTGACCCATATACAAATGCTGATAGTGGTGGGATTGTGATTAGAGCATTCCAAAGTGTAGATGTTGGTGTTAGATATGCACAATCTTTTTCAGCTACTACAAACATTGACCAATAAGGGGTAAATGATGTCTAAAAAAGTAACTGTAATTATGCTTACATCTCTATTTGTTAGGGGTGTAATGTATTCAAAGGGTGATGAAGTAGAAGTAAATGAAAGAGAAGCACAAGAGCTTATCAATCGTGGAGCTGCTACAGATGAAGCAAATGTTGGAGTAAGCGAAGATACTACTGTAGCTATTGAAGATATGAAAAAAAATGACTTAGTAGAGTATGCAACTGAACTAGGTATTGATGTACCAAGCACAGCTACAAAAGCTGAAATCATTGAACTTATTAAAAAAAGTGATGATGAAGAGGATGAAGAGTAAGCAATGAATTTGAGAGATATGATTGATAAAGACTTAGAAGCTAGTTTTAACTTAGATGAATTTGCTGTTGAAGCTACACACTATTTTGATGATGTAGATGAAGTGTTAAATGTAATCTTTGATGAAACTACTGATGTGATACTTGATAAGGGTGAATACAATGGTATAGAAGCTACCGTACCATCTTTACAACTAGCAACATCAAAAGCTACTAATATCAGTCATAAGTCTATATTTGTTGTAGATGGTAAAACATTTGGTGTAATTGAAATACATAAGCAAAACGATAACACTACTAAAGTGTATTTGGATAATCAAGATGGTTAGACAAAGTATCGTAGATAGCATTATTGAACAAATGCAAAAAATCAGTAGTGCAAATGGCTTTTATAGTGAAGCAGGTGCGAATGTTTACGAGTGGATGAATAAGCCACTAGAAAAAGGACAATATCCAGCAATCATAGTAAGGGATGTATCAGATGAAACTAATGATAGTGGGCAACTACAACATACTTTAAAAGTTGAAATTGATATTGCTGTAAGTAGCAAAAGTAACACAACTTGGGATATGCGAGAAGTTACAAGTGATGTACTAAAAGCTTTTGGTGAGCTTGAAAAGGTTTTAAATTACCAATGCAAGTATCTAGGTAGTGATTTTCTAGTTGAACATAAAGATAGTGTTTATGGTGGTGTTAGATGTGAGTTTAATATCACTTATTTTACTTCAAGATGGGAACAGTAGAAGATGTTAGCTGAACTACAAAGGTTGATTAACAATATAGTAACTTTTGGGACTATATCACAAACTAAAGTAGCTGATGGTAAAGCATTGGCTAGGGTTAAGGTTATGGACAGGGAAACTGATTTTTTACCAGTTGTATCTATCTCTAACAGCTTTAAAAAGCATTTTATACCTATAAGAGTTGGTGAGCAATGTGTAATGATTAGCCCTTTTGGTGAAGCTAATGGTGGTTTTATAATAAGAAGTATTTTTAACAAAGGTAGTAAAGAACCTAGTTTAGCTAATGAAACTACTGAAGTGATGGAATATGAAGATGGAACTGTAATCACTTATGATACAAAAGCCAAAGAGCTTAAAGTAAATGCTAGTGATAAAATTACCATTATATGTAAGGCTGCAACTATTACAGCTGATACAGTTGATATAACAGCTACTACATCAAATACTGGTGATGTAACTATAAATGGAAACTTAACAGTAAGCGGTGATGTAAGTAGTGGTGGAATAATTACAGATAGCAAAGGCGATTTAACAAATCATAAACACGATACTACAGATGGTGCTGTAGCTAGTCCAAGGTAAATATATGTATCAAGTAAGCATAACAAGTAGCATAAATAGGATTTTAAAAACACCTCTTACAAGTAGAGTACAACGACCTGAATTTGGAAGTATGCTTTACACTCTTAGAGATAGAGAGTTTAATGAAGAATATAAGCTACTAGCTAAAAAATACACCTATGAAGCTATAAGCAAGTATGAACCAAGGGTAAAAGTTGAAAATGTGGATTTTAAGATAAAGCCAGTAAGTGGTGTAGTGATACTTGTTATTACACTAGCAAATGGTGAAGTAATAGAGGTAGAAAATGATTAATATAGACAACTTACCAAAACCTGATGTAATGCAAGTTTTAGATTATGAAGCGATTTTAAATCAAAACATAGATAATTTTAAAACTTTAGTACCTGATTGGCAACCACTTGAAAGTGATGAATTTAGTTTGATACTTCAAGCATTTGCATATAGGGAACTTCATCTAAGAGCCGAGTTTAATAACTTAGCTAGTGCTTTTTTCTTATCTACTACAACTGGTGCAAACCTTGATAATTATGCACTATTTTATGGTG